TCTGCATTTGGATAAACTTCTAACTTAACATTTAGGTCTGGGCGAGTCTCGTAAGTTACGCCATCATCTGTCTCTTTCATTATTTCTTTTTTCCCATCTTTTTCATAGCCATCTTTGCGCCAGTTTTCTTAGCGGCTTTCTTAGCCATTTCTTTTCCCTTTTTTGTATATGGGAATTTCTTTCCGTTTACCATTGGCATTGTTTACCCCTTATAGGTTAGGTTGATTCCGTCAAATGCTTTACCAGCTTTGTCGGAAAGTGAGACTGCGGCATCAATATCTTTCTGCCTTGTTGATCTTGGTTCCATACCCTGCTTAACTGCAGAGTAATAACTATTTAATTCTTTTTCATCCTTCTTAACTTTATCTTGATCCCATCCAGTTCTAGTAGGTGACACACCTACGAACATCGGAGTATTCTGCTTTAAACATTCAGCATAACTTTGGTGATCTTTTGTCTTACAACTTGAAGTACAGTTACTCATTAGATTGGCTCCAAGTAATCGCCGTAACCAGCATCAATTAAAATCTGTGCGGCTTGGTCATCTACCTCGTAGTTATGACCGCCCATATAAACTGCATCTGCATCTGCTATATCATCTTGATAAGGAAATCTTGTTGCTGTAACTGTGGTTCCATTTACTAGAAGAGTTACGCCTCTAGGTATATCTGTTAAGAAAGGATTTGTTACACCAGTGTATGTTCCACCAGTGATAGGTCTTCCAGCTAATCTTGCATATGGAGTATTTTGGTTATCTGCAGTTATCCAAGTTTCCCACTCCCAAGGAGTTGTAAGTCTGTAAGTCACATTAACCTTTCTTGTAGAACAGGGGTGGTTTCCCACCCCTGCCCATTACTAACTAATTGTTAGGAAGCTGTTGACTCAATGCGGTATAGCGCAGCCTCGCGGAGTCTTGCGAATCCACCGAAGTAGTACCAACCGATTGTGCGGAAGCGGCGAAGCAAGTCAACCTCTGGACCAATAATGGTAGAGATGTCTTGTGCCTTAGCCTCTGCTAGAGCCTCACGGCCTGCAATTACTGCTCTGTAGACGTTAACAGATGGTGAAGCACCATTGCTAACTACTGGAACGCGAGGTGTTTCAATTACCATTGCGCCCTCAATTACACCTACAGCACCAGGGATAATTGTCTTTGACACATTGTCTGTGTACTTAACGATATCCTGGAATCCACCTGTGCCTGATTCAGCGCGAAGATCGGCTGCTTGGCGTGGGTGTAGGTATGCTACATATAGTTCACCCATACGAGGCACTGCCTTGTTTGTGCGAAGTTCTGTAACAGCCTTACGGATGTTAGCAACAGTGATTGTATCACCAGTTGTTAACTCAGAAGTTGTTGTGTTTCCAGTTCCTGCGTAGATGACGTTTGTTCCACCTGTTAGAACTGAAGCTACTACAGAGTCAATAGAATCTGCAGCGTTGTATGCAATGATGTCAGCAAGAGCTGCATCTACATCGTTGAAAGAAGTTAGGTTTAACTTCTTAGTTGTTGTTACGGCTGAACCGTACTCTTGAAGTGTTACTGTAACCTGTGATGGGTTACCTAGGGCTACGGATGAAGCATCAGATTCCTCAGTCAATGTTGCTGTGACTTGTGCTAAGTCAGAATAGATTGAGAATACAACTGATGATCCAGGCATAGCTTGCTGTACTGGTTTGACATCTGCAATTGATCGCATTACTGGAATGGATCGTAGTGCCATACGAACGTATTGATCATACGCTGTCTGGACTAATGCGGTAATGTCAGCTACACCAGTAATCGTACCTGCTGGTATTGGCATTTAAGCACTTGCCTTTCGTTGGATTGGTTTATAAACCAGACTGCCTAATGATGTCATCCAACTCTTCTCGGCTGTTAGCGTTTAACAACTTCTGCATAACATCTGCTTGAGCATTAGGCGAATTGCCTTGTTCTGCAGCATTAGTTAATCGTTGATATTGCTTAGCCTGAGCTGGATCAATATTAGGTGTTTGGTTTTCAGCAACTTGAATCCCGAAAACATCGGCATTTGATTCAAGCCACTTTGATACAGACTCCTCAGTTGGGTCTATATCCTGTGGGATAAACGAAGCGATCTTCGTATTTACCCCGCGAGCTGCGAGGGCATCCTTGATTGCTCTTTCGCGTTGCGATTTATTAAGGCCTTCAAACTGAGCCTTTAGATCAGCTAGTTCTTTTTCCTTTTGTTTATTCGCTTTGCGTAGTTGCTTGATAAGGTCTGTAGATGTATCAACATTGTTGTTGTCATCTTCATCCTCGTAGTCGTAGTTGGACATAGTCCATCTCCCATTCTATTGTAGTTGCGTAGACCTCATACAGACTTGGGGATCTTCTGTATGGCTTCTACTACTGGTATTGTTATCTCTCTAATGGGCCAGTCGTTCCATTAGCAGGCCTAGTTAAAAGGAGCCAGCCCTCTCTCGGCTTAGCGCTCCTCCAGTCATTCCAGATTGTCCAGCGAATTGCGCTTGTTCTAGAGATGTTAATCTCTTACGCTTTGCTGCTGATTCTGGAGCATAAGTTAATCCAAATAATTCTTCTTCTGCAGTTCTTTGTGTGTATGGTGATTCTTTATAGAATCCTGCAAGTTGAGATCCTCTTTCAATTAGAGGAACTGCTGCTTGATAACCTTCTCTTGCTCTTTCTGCGGTTACACCAAACTTAGCAAGTTCTTCTGCTCTACCAACATCAGTTGCTAGTCCAGCACCAATTGCTGCGCCACCGATCTCTGCTGCAGTTACCTTACGTTTAATATCTGCTAATCCCTTTTCAGGATCTAAAGTATAAGCAAGAATATCTGAGTTATTAATATCAGGATAGAATTGTTTTAACGCATCCTTAACTTGTGGTGGAGCATTAATAACTCTATTCTGTGCAGTCATAATTCTATCTTCTAACTCAGCAGCAGAGACATCTCCACTAATAAGTTTCTCAAATCCTTCTTGACGACCTAGGTCACCTTTTGCATAGTAAGATGCAGGTAATCCATAGTTACGCATAATGGATTGATATCCATCTTCTAGTGCAATATACTCAGCCTCTGATAATGCTCTTAATCCTTTTCCAATACGAGCAGCATTAGCTGCAAAACGCTTCTTATAAGGTTCTGTTTGACGTAGTCTTACAGCAAACTCTGATGGAGATACATTCTCTTGAATTAAATTTCTCAATGGATCTACTAAACCTTCTAATCCATACTGTGCAAATTGTTCTCTTAGTAGATCAAATGCTGATTGGCGCTTTGCTAAAGCCTCTGCATTAGCAGCAGATGTTGCTGCTGAAGTTCCTGCACCTGCTCCAGTACCAGTAGATCCACCAGTAATACCTGCTTTTTTATTTAATATTGCAAGCATTGCATCAGAATCAATAGTTCCATCTGGCTTAGTTACTGACCTATATTCTTCTGCAGTTAACTGTTGTGTTGCTGGAACATCATTAAAATATCCTTGAGCATTAATACCACCGCGAGCATCAATTTGAGCCTGGGTATAGCCAGCTTGTCTAGCTTCTCTTTCTTTAGCAGCATTACGATCAACTACAGGCGCACTACCAGCCTGACCAAATGGTGTACCGCTAGCAACTACTGGGGGCAATCCCCTCATTGCTCTAAATTTATCGCGTTCGTCAGCCACTATTTACCCCTGAAATCCAAAGTCCTGAAGGACTTTATTAACTGATTGGAATACATCTTCTCTAGCATTATTTGTATATTGCCAGCGAGCATCTTTACGAAGCGCTCTTTGGAAATCATATAAAGGTGTTTCTCCGTTAGGACCAATAGCACTACGCAATACTGGATCAGTAAAGCTAATAGTTGTTGGATTTAGTTCTAATACTGCAGCCATAGTTTGCTTATATGGTGAGTAAATAGTATCTAAATCTGTACCTTCAGCTAGTAGTTTCTTAACGCTATCTGGCATACCAAGACCTGCAAGGTTACGAATCTGACTTTGAATAATCTTTACGTCTTTACCATTTTGGATATCTAAAGCATATTGATTTAATTGTTCTGGGCTTAATACCACACCATTAGCATTAGCAGTAGACTGTAATGTTTGCACAGTAAGTGCTCTTGTATCTGCCTTAACAGTTTGTGCAGATTTAGATAGAGTACCAAGAACTGCGGCAGCCTTTTTAATATCTGGTTTAATACCCTTGATATTTTTACCAGTGTTGGGATCTACATACTTACCAGTAGTGATAAGATTGGTAATGAATTGAGTTCTATCACCAAGTAGATCTTTAGTTATTCCACCTGATTTAGTTGTCTTAAAACGATTCTCGGCATCATTAAGAACTTTATATAAACTATCTATCTCTTGCTGTGTTGCTTCTCTATTAATTCCTGCTCTTTTTAAAGCATTATTAATATAAACTGTAGCATCTGGCTTTGATGAGATAGTTGCAGTAATAGTTGGCCCAGCACCAGTGCCAGTACCTCTTGTTTCTGCATAGTAAGTTAGGCGATCTATTGGACCTCTTAAACCTTCAAGAGATGCAATTTCCTGTTCTTTCCTTACGATAGCATTATAGGTAACTATATCAATTTTTGGATCGTTACTTTTTATACCTAGATCTGCTCTAACCTTTTTAAGAATTTCAGGATTTGCAGCAACACCTTTTATAAACTCTTCAAAAGGTAATGGGCCAGTTGCAGTAGTAGCACCTGTTCCTGTGGCAGTAGTAGTAGTGACAGGTCCAGTTGGGCCTGTAGGTCCTGAAGGTTGTTCAGGCAGTCTAGAAAGAATTGCATTACCTTCTGAGACTGTAGTGTTATAAGTAACACTTACTTTATTATATTGCTCTACTGCTCTATCAAAATCTTTTTGCTCTACTGGATCTAGAACATCGCCTCTTGAAATCTTAAGTGCATAGAATCTTAATTTATCTTCAAAGTTATTTAAAGATTTTTCAAGACCTTCGGCATATCTAAACTTATTATCTGCTTGTGCTTTAATTGCCTTAGATTTTTTATCAAGAGCAGATTTAGCGGCAGCCTGACTTTCAGCTCTTAACTTATCCTGAGCAGCTTGCGCTCTAGCTTGCTGTGCTTGCTGGATAAGAGCATTAATGTCAATAGATTGTCTTGCTTCAGGGGTTGCCATTATTTACTCTCCTAGTAATCTTCCAAATAAAACATTGTATGCTGCTTGAGTATTTTCATTAGTTCTTGCTAGTTCTCTAATTCTAGCAATTGCTCTATCTTTAGATGAATCTACTAAGAAACTTAGTCCACCTATAAGTTCATAACGTTCTCTTTCACTCTTATATGTATTATAAACGTTAATCATTTCTCTAAGAGTAGAGACTGTTATAGGACTAATTCTCTGAACCTCTGGATCGTTAACCATATTAGTTAGATCATTAAAAGCATTTAATCTTTGAATGGCCTTTTGGCTACCCTGAGATAGTTCTTCTTTAACTAATGGGCGACCTGCAAAGAATAAATCTTTCCATTCATTAAACTCTTTACGTAATCTACTACGAGTGAAGTCAATACCAGCAGTCTCAAGAGACTTCTCGTACTCTTCTTTCTTATCATAATAAGTCTGTAGATCAGTAGCTGTTTGAACTTCTCTTAGATAATCTTCTACTCGCTTGTTCTGACGTAGACCCATATCAGTCATAGTCTTATAAGCATCCCAAGAGAATCCCTCTTTGTGAGGGATAAGGAAGGCAGCGCCCTCTTTGTAGTTATCAAATAACTTTTGATTGTTCTTTACGAACTCACCAGATTCTTCTGCATATCTAAAGTATGCAACTGTCTTACGCTCTGATTCTGGTACAGTAAATGGTATCTGAGTTGGATACAACTCTACCCATTTGGTCATTGCTGCATCGTAATCGCCAGGATACTTGTCTAGTAAAGCGTTCCAAGTTTGCTTGAAATTAGCCTTACCGTTATCTCTCATCCAGTCTGTAATATCAGACTTTAACTGAACTTGTGGTGATGCTGGAGCAACGAAACCAAATATGAATCTAGTTCCCAAAATAGCAATTGTTATATTCTTTACCTTTAATCGGTAATCTTCCAACTCCTGTGGAGAGGGTTGAATTAACTGACCAAGATCATCATATCTTTTTGGGATACCATTACCTGATGCTTCAAGGTATGTAACAGCCTTACGCCAAGCGCTTGCATATTGAGAGTCTCTTTCGTCTCTATTCATTGCTGCGTATAGACGATTAATATGTGCTGGTAAGAAAGCAGATACCATAGGTTGATCTTCAGCATACTTACCTAGAGTAAGTTTAGTTATAGTATCAGCCGCACCTGGGTTCCAGATATCAACAATATTAGTTAATACTTTCATTGATACGCCAGAAAGTGGACCAGCTAATGTAGGTACCCAAGAGTCAGGATTTAAAGATGGAGTTAACATCTTAAAGTTCGCACCAAAGTTAATTGGAAGCGGTGCTTTAAACTCAGCACCTATACCTAAACCTTGTAAAGCTCCTTGAACTGCTCTATATACAGGTTCAATTCCTGGGTATATGAAATAAGGTTCACCCTGATCATCGCGTTGTACGAATCCTGAGTGTGTTACACCTTCATAAGTTAAGGCTGCCTTTTGGATAGACTCTGGATTATAACGTACTGCTCTATAAATACGGCGATAAAAGTCCTCAGTTGCTCTATAGAAACGAGCAAAGTTACGGATAGAAAAAGCAAGTTGGCTTCGTACTAATGGGTTATCTACATAAGCCAAGGTTTGAAGAGTTGCTCTTTCTTCTGCAATTTCTGCTAATTTCTTTTTAGCAACATCAGTTGCTTTATCTATTTTAGCAGTATTTGTAGGATCTATATCTTTTAAGTGTGCTTTAATAAAAGCATCTTCAAAACCAGTCTCTCTAAACTGTTTACGATTTTTAATCATCTCAGCTAAAACAATAGGTTCTCTAGACATACGAGCATTGGACATACCAAGCCAAGTCCAACCCTTTTCCATCAAGGAACTTACATAGTTATCAGTATCAGATACTGCAACTAATTGTGGACCTATGACATATTGAGGTAAATCAGCCTCTACTTGAGGTAGATCATCTAATGATAACTTTCCAGTAATAACATACTGTCCAGTTTCCTCATCAAGAGTTCTGATTTTATTTAATAAATCTAAATTTAACTGTGTAGGATCTTTTTTCTCAAAGATTTTACGGGCTTCTTGGATGATAGCCTCTGCTTGTTGTTCATCAGTTTTTCCAGCACTTCTAAAACGGAATTGTTTTGCAGTTTCTGGGTTATCTTTTAGCCATTTAACTATCAAGTCTTTGGCTACCTTTGGTTGATCTAGGTTTGCAACAGCAAGAGCGCCTAGTTCATCATTAGCATAATAAGAAATACGCATTAACCAAGCGATTAATGAGGCTTCATCTTGTGCAGCAACTGATATTTCCTTATATCCAGTAGCGCCTCTAGCTCTTCTATAGTTAGAAGGTGCCTCAATCTTTAATGCTACAGTACGAACGCCGTGTTTTTTGTTAAAATCAATAGCAGATCTAATATAGTCATTACCTACTGCAAAGTTTGAGGATGCTTCTACTACATCTGCAAGGGCATTATCTAAATCACCGTGCAGAATTTGCTCTGCTAAAAGATCAGACTCTTCTTTGGTTAAAGACTTCATCTTTAATCTACCAAATGCTCTATTTAATTTACCTTCGTTTAAGGCTCTAGCCATTATAACTCTAGTTTGGTAAACAGATCCGCCTTTAGTTCCTTGCCTTATAGACTCAATTTGAGATTTAAGGGTGGCTTGTCTAATTGGATCTTGTTCTATTTTTAATTCTTTACGAAGTTTACTTATTTGCTTATTGCCAGTTGCAATACGATCATCAAGTGTAGATAATTCAGTAGCAAATTTATCTGACTCTGCTTTATTAACAAATCTTAATACTATACCTAGTGGATCTGATGCTCTTTTTTCAGAGATCAAACCTTGTTTAGACAAACCTTTAGGCATAGTCCTGGCAGTGTTTAATCTAGTAGATAGTAATCTTGATTTGGCAATTCCCCAAGGAGATTGACCAATAGCAATATTAACCATTAAATCTTCAGTAGCGTTACGAAGTGCATATCTTGGTCCAGCTAAGGTTAAGAAAGACCAAGCGCCAGTCATTCTATCTACCCAGTCTTTATTGGCAAAGCCAAACATTTTCTGAATAAGAGTGCTACGAGTTGCTGCTCTATCTATATCTACTATATTAGGTGCTGTAACCATTGGTGATAGATCAGATACGATAAGACCTACTTGCTCACCATTTTCTAAAAGAGCAGGATTTTCTCCATTACGAGTAACTGCAAATTTAGCATTACCTTTATTAGTTAAACGGCGAACAATAATTTGTCCTGGCTCAGTAGCATTTAAGCCACGAGCATCAGCGATTGTTGACCATAATCCGTAAAATACATCTTTACGGCGAGCAGTATCATCAATAGAATCAAATGCTTGAGCAATTAATTTTGAATCTTGTTGAGGTAATACTAAACGAGCTAAACGATAAATTTGAGTAGAAGCATCTTTGGCAGTTACATCAAAAGTATCATCTTTAAATAGTGGTGCAATAGCAAACTTTGATTTTAGTCTATCAATACGGTAGGCAATACCTGCTGAAGATAGGCGACCTATCTTTTTATATTTAGTACCAGGTTTAACTGCATTAATGAGTTCTTCTTTACCATTGATTAAAGCCTCTGCAATACCATCATCTGTTAAAGGAGAACCATAAAAATCATCAATAATTTTAGGTCCAACTTTATCAATATTAAAAACTTTATTAGCACTAGTAACAAATGCTATACGAGCCTTACGGGTAGCATCTAGGCGAGGCATAAGAACTCGCTTACGACCTATTTGACCCTTCATCATTTCATCTAATTGCTTAGCATTTTGGAAAAACGCTTTAGCGGTAATAGCATTAGATATAGGAATATCTGCCTTATTAAAAGACTTAATTACATCAGGACCAAGTTCTGGTGCTAATAACTTAAGGCGATCAGTAGCAGCAACTTGTGCTGCAGTATTTTTAGTTTCTGTTGCTTTACGTAAGTTACCTAATTCAGCACCATATGTATTCCAAAAATTAACAACCTTAGGATCTGTAAATACTGTATCTACCTTATTGCCACCGACTACTACATCTAGTGCATATTTTTGTATGTCGTAAAGTTTCTTTGCTTTACCAACTACTAATAGTGGATCTGCAAAAATACGATATGCGGCATCTACTGCTCCAGAAATACCTTTATATAAAAATCCATTTTTTACTAAATCACCAGGTGTTAAAGCATCTACTATATTTGCTACTGCTCTACCTGGAGAATACTTGGCAGAGTTAACTGCATCAAGAGTATCTTGGAATAACTCTTGCTCTTCTTTTGTACCTTGTTTTTTATATGCTAAAGCTAAATATTTTTGTTGCTCAGGAGTAGCTTCTTTTATTAACTGTGCTTGATCTTCTCCAGATGCAATACGAACAGCAATATCTACTGCATCGTTTCCATACTTCTTACGAGCAGAATCTAGACGACCAGCATTAAACTTTTTTTCACCACTTAGGCCTGCTTCATCCCAGGCTTTTGCTAAGCTAATATCTTCTTCTGCTGCTACCTGTAAAGTTCTAGCAACGCGAGTAGATGTATCAGAAATATAATTAAGGCCTTTTAGTAAAGCACCACCAGTATAGTTCCAGGCAGAACCAAGCCAACCTTGCTTTGGTTTGGTGGTTGGATCTTCTTCACCAAATGTTTGAGCAAGTGTTTTTTGTTGTTCTGGTGTATAACTCTGGACAGCCTTTGCTGCAATATCAGATGGTAGATTAGATAGTTGTCTATGTACATTAAGTACTTTATTTAGATCTTCTATCTTCTTTCGTTCTGCCTCTGATAAACCTGCTGCATATGCTGCTGCTTTTAGATTATCAGCCACTATTGTCCTCTAGATAACGCCTGTTGATATAGTACCGCGATATCTCCTGTCTCATCATAAGCGATGAGTTCAGCTAAGATATCTGAAGTTTTGCGACCTGCAAACTTAGATTGCATCATTAATGCTTCTGGTCCAGCACCTTCTCCGACTGCTACACCTGCGGTAATAGGTTCTGTTGGTTTTTGTGTTGGAGCAAATAGTGGAGTTACTGGAGTCATCTGAGCTAACGGATCTGCTGGTCTTCCGCCAACATTATCTGCAATACCGCGAGTCCTAGACTTAGGTGCTGCTGTATTTAACATAGCAGTCTCTTGTCCTTCACCGTATGCTGTAGATCCTAAATCCATATCGGTTCTCTTTGAGAACTTACCAGGACCTGATGCTCCTGCTAATGGGCCTCTAGCCATCTTTGTTCTCCTTAATAGTTTCTAAATCTTGTGCGAACTGTTGCCAGACTTTTGCTTCTTGGCTTTTCTGTTGCGAATTATAAATACTCATATTGTGCAGATCTTCTGCAAGCGCTTCAAATGCGCTAATTAAATTTAATGCAAATCCTGTTATTACTACTAAAAAATCTGATGAACGAACTGGGCGCTGTAGATCATCATCCATAACGCCCAGCTCCTTTCTAAATTATTTACTTCTTTACTGACTTACCTTTACGGCCTGGTGCTGCATATCCGAAGAACACTTTTCCGCCTTCTTTTCCTGCTGGCTTATTCTTGCCCTCAGTTGGCTTTGCGGTTGGTGCTGCTGCTCTTGATCCCTTATTCATTTTCCACCTCCTTACGCTCCGCCAATGGCGGCGAGTAGTTGACCTATATCTGGTTGAGATTGTCCAGTAGCAGGGGCCGCACCGACTTGTTGTTCTTGAGTTGGCTGCGAGGCAGGGGCGGGGGCCGCACCTGCTACTGGAAGTTGTGCTGCACCACCCATTGGCATTGGTTGCTCTACTGGAGCAACTGGTTCTGGTGCAAATGCTTTTTCAATTACTGATTCTAAAGACTGTCCCTTTTGACGACCCTGGATTACTTCTGCGATTCTAGAAATGATTTGAGTTGGGTCTTGACCTTGGGAAGCAAGTGCGGGTATAGCTTGTGCATACTGAGCAACAGCAACCCTAAGAGAATCGCGCATCTCTTCAATGTCAACCCTTTGTTCTTCTTGTGTAACATTTAGGTCTAATGGTATCTCTCTGCGAACATAGTCGCGGCTGACGAGTTTGTCTGAACGCATTTGTAGTAATGCGATAATGGCTCGGTTAGGATCCATTCCAGACATAATTCCGTAACGAACATCTACACCATACTCGCCTTTAATATCACGAGATGGAGTGTACTTCATTGTATAAGGTGTACCGTCATCGGTTCCCTTAATAGACTTAGTCATAGATCCAAAGATCTTCTCATCTACTTCAAAGCATAGACCGATAACATCTTGGAATAACTTAGCAAACTGTGCTT